GCGAACACAGTTACAAATTGCGCCAATTCGGCGTTACAGTCAGATACGTTACGTTGCCTGTCCATGAAATTGTACTGCTGCCGGGCGGCAGCGTCGGAAAGTCGCCGCTCATGCAGTTGTTCATGGACGTATAGCCGGAATAAGCCTCTTGCAATGTGGAATCAATCGTGATGTCTCCATTCACTTCGGAAAGCTCCACAATGGTCATGCCCACAATGAGCGTGATCTCGCCCGAGCCGGTCACGGTGATGATCGGCTCCGAGGCCACATTCCCGGGGTTGGTCATAGTGACGTATCCGCTGGTGCTGCCAGCGGAGGGCTGAATCTGCTTATCCGCCTCCGGGTCAAAATACCAGAAGGGCTTACACCGGAAATTCAGCGTGAATACCCGGTTTTCATGATTGCGCAGCACCTTGGTAAGTTCGATCTGATTGGCCAGCCGGGCATAATAAAAGCCGCCCGAACGAGCGGCCAGTTTGAGCTTCCCGGCTCCCTTGAGCCATGCGCAGATGTCAGGCAGGCGGGAAATGTCCGAAACCGTGCATGAGATCGGCAGAATAAAATCGTCGTACACATCGTTTCCTTCCAGCGTAGTCAGCGCACCATTGCGGCCCGGAACATTCGTGAATGTCACGCGCTCCGAGGGCCGGATGATGCTGGGCTGCTCCGTCACATGGATGCCGTACTCCGTGCAGCGGACGCCGTTCCATTCAAACCAGTCATTCATGCAAGCCTCATTCCTTTCCCGCGCTGCTGTCTGCGCGTAAGTGTCGCAATCTCCACGGCCAGCGAGCGGATGTCCTGCTCGTCCCGAACGTAGAGCTTGTCAACCTGTATGGTTGAAGTTGTGTTTTGATTATACGTTCTGCGGTTATCGTAGGATGCAGAGCCGATGCCGCCCTGCGCGGCAGTGGTCAGATACCGAGCGGCGTTGGAGATCACCTTTGCCTGTTCCTTGGATTCCTGCAAAACGCCCTCGCCGAAGCCGCGCATGGTCATGACGCCGACTTCGTCGCGGAAAACGCCAGACGGACTGGCAATTTTGAGCGCGGATTTCGCGGCATTGACGGCAGCCTTTGCTGCAGTGCGCATGGCGGAAACAACTCCGGACTTGCCAGAATTGATACCGGCCTTCAAGCCAGCCATGGCATTGACACCAGCGGATTTGAGCGTGGTGGACGTTAGATTTGTCGTAACCGCACTTTTTAGGGCGGAGGCAACGGACTGGCCCACTGAGGACATGCTGTAGGATGTTACCCCCGAGGCAAGGCCTTCGACAGCAGTAGTGCCTGCGCTGGTAAGCGTCGTTGCCGTTAGCGCATTGGATACGGCAGTTTCCAGATTCGTTGCCATGGTAGCGGCATCGGTGGAAAGATCGTAACCTGTCATACCTGCTCCAATACCGGCAGCCACGTTCTCGCCCGAGGGTTTCATTCGGGTAGAGGGACTCTGGATACCGAGCGCCAGATTGATCGCAGACTCCAGATTGGCGGCTACAGTTTCGGCGTCCGAATCCCAGCCAGCGGCAGTCATACCGTCCGCAATACCGAGAATGACGTTGTTGCCGACCTCGGTGGAATCCAGTTCTTCCACAAAAGTAAGTACCTTCTGGAGAGCTGCAATATCATCCTCGCTGACTTCCTTACCCTGCGAGATAGCGGAGACCACTTCGGCCACATAGGTCGAAAGAGATGCTAAGCGCTCCGGGCTGAAATCCAGCTGCATACTCGTGTCCAGCGTATTTTTCGCTCCATCTTCGAGCAGGCCCCACAGCTGCCAGAACGTACCCTTTTCGTTGTTGAACGTGCGGATGCGCTCAATAGCGGCGTCGATGAAATCCAGCGTCGTAGAGGGCTGTATGCCAGCAGCCATGCCCAGTGCTGTCACGCCCAGCTGATCCACTTCGGCAACTTCTTGCCGGAGCGTTTCAATCGCTTCCTCGGAGCCCGTGACTTCGGTAGTGATCAGAATGTGCATGGTGCCATCCTCGTCCAGAACGGCAACCTTATCCGGCGTAAGCAGCTCCTTGGGAACCAGCGTCGCCGGGATTTCCACGCCATCCTTCCAGAAGGTGACATTTTCATCCGATAGAGCGGCTTCGGGATCGGTGTACACTTCGCCCAGCCGCAGGATGCCTTCGACCTCCACCGGGTTATCTGTGATGAATTGCCGGTAAGCAATGAGATCATATCCCGTGATAGCGACCTGCGTTTCCAGCTTGGGCGGCTCAACGCCCTCCTGCTGGGTAAAGCCAGTAACGATTGCCTCAGTGGTGATCGCGCCGGGATTGGCAGCGAATTCTGTCCATCGTTCCTGCGCACCGGTCATATCAAGGTCGGTGGCAATCGTGAGGACTTCCTCTGGAATCGCTTCGGAGAACATATCGTCGAGGCCCGGCAGCAGATTTTCATGGTTAGACAGAAACGTCTTAATGGAAGCAATCTGATCCATGGCACCGGAGAAATCCAGTTCCGGGAACAGGCTCTGTACATCCGCTTCGGACATGCCGCTGTCCAGCAGGGATTGTACCTGCATGAGCAGCGCGATATATTCAGTGATTGCGCCCTCATCCATGGTGGAGGTGATCTCGTTGAGATCCTCCAAAAGCTGGGGTTTCTCGGATTCATTTGCTGCGCTGTATTCGCGCAGCTTCTGCGTCAGGGTATCAATGTCGGTGGCAGCGGCTTGTATATCTGGCTGGTTCCATACGGGCATGACCACGGAGGCCATGGTTTCGGCATATTCCAGCGCGGCAGCCTGCCGCTGGGCATTGTATCGGACGTTGAGATCATCCAAAGCAACCTGCCGCTCGGTGCTGTCGGTGATCAGCTGAATCAGCTGAAACTCCTTGTCGTATTGCGCGTCGATTTGCGCATTGACGGCGGCCATACCCTCGGCGGCAGCGACCATGGCATCCTCGTACACGGAAACATCCGCGTCGGATTTGCCTGCGGCCTGCGCACGGGCGATTTCTGCCTCCATCTGCTGGCGAATCTTCGCAAAGCCGTCCGTATCGGCGGGACTGAGATTGTACTTGACCTCAATGGCCTCACGGGCGTCGATCAGTTCCTGCAGACGGATTTTATCCTTCTCGGTGAACAGCTTGGACTGGCGCTTTTTGAGCAGGGATTCGATTTCCTTGTCCATTGCATCCAGTTGAGCGATGTCCGCCGCCAGCTGATCCGCCACGCTGGTATAGCCGCCCTGCTGGGCGGTTGCCTGCATTTCCTTGAGTTCTTCACGGGTGGCAGCAGTAAGCGACTTGAAGGACTCCGTCCATTCAGATACGATCTCGTCGGTTTCCTTTTGGCCGTCCGTCCATACGGTGAGCAGACCAGAGAGCCAATCTTCTGCCGCCTGCTGGTTTCGAGTGAAATCTTCGGCGGTCAGGCCAAAGGCGGAAAGGCCCTCGCTGGAGCCGTAGAATGTCTCGGCAGCGGTATCCTTCCACGCATCCGCCGTTTCCTGCATCCCCTTGAGTGCTTCTCGGGCCTGTTTCGCGCCGGATACATAGTCAGCGATGGCGATGGTGGCTGTTACAACGGCTGCCGCAACAGCAAGCCATGTTGCCGGGGATTTTCCCAGCACGGACATGAATCCCTTCCAGCCGCCTCCCGCAGATGCAACGGACGTGGCGAATTTGCCAAAACCAGTGGATACACTGCCCACGACCTTCACGATTTTTGAGAACACCGTAATCGTTGGGCCAGCGGCTGCAGCGATGGCAGCCAGCTTGATAATCATGAGCCGCTGTTCTTCATCGAGGGCCATGAACTTCTCCAGCAGATCCTTCGCACCGTCGATCAGGTTCTGGATCGTCGGGTTCAGATCGTCGCCAATACGCTGCGCTGCCAGAATGGCGGTATTCTTGAGGTTCTTGAGCTTGGATTCCGTGGTCGCATAACGCTTGCTGGCCTCATTGGACAGAGCGACGTTTTCCTCCCACGCTTCGTTGGCCGTTTCCTGTGCTTCGGAGAAAAGCTCCGTTGCGTTGGTAGCACGGAGCAAGGTATCGCGCAGGCGTACTTCGGTCAGACCCATTTCCTCCAAGGTTGCAATGGCGGAAATGCCCTGCTCGTCCATCTTAGAGAGTCCCACGATAAAGGCTTCGATGGCACCGGCAGGATCGGACTTCCACATGGCCTTGAATTCATCGGTGGTCATACCAGCCACCTTGGCGAAATCCTTGAGGGAGTCATTGCCGGTTTCTACGGCAACCTGCATCTGGATCATTGCCTTACTGAAAGCAGTGCCGCCAGCTTCGGCCTCCAGACCGACAGAAGAAAGCGCCGTCGCAAAGCCGAGAATCTGCGGCTGGGTAAGGCCAACCTGAGAGCCTGCGGCAGCGAGGCGCGTCGCCATGTTCATGATGGCGGATTCAGTTGTCGCAAAATTGTTGCCGAGATCGACGAGGGCTGAGCCGAATCGCCCGAAATCCGTCTGCGCCATGCGGGTGACGTTGGCAAACTGGGCAATGGCCGTGGCCGCTTCATCCGCAGAAATATCCGTTGAATTGCCGAGGTCGATCATCGTCCGGGTGAAGTCCACAAGGTAATCCTTCTGAATACCCAGCTGACCGGCATTCGCCATGACCTCCGCAATGGTGCTGGAGGAAGTGGCTATTTCCGTACTCATCTGCTTTACAGAAGCAGACAGCGATTCGTATTCTTCCTCGGTGGCATCTACGGTCTTTCGAACGGAAGCAAATGCTGACTCGAATTCCATGGAAGCCTTGACCGACGCCGTACCGAGTGCCAGTACCGGCGTGGTCATATACATGGTCATGTCCTTGCCAATGCGGGACATGGATGCGCTGACAGAAGCGCACTTTGTTCCAAAGGCGGTGAGCGAATCGCCAGCCTTCGTCCATGCGGACTGCATCCGGGCAAGCTGTTCGGTGTTTTCCCTGATCTGTGCTTCGGTTTCCCGGAGCGCCGCTTCCGCCTGATTCAGCCCGGTGCGGGTTTTGGTCACAGCATCGGCATTATTGCGCAGACTCTTGGTGTTAGCAGTCAGCTGGCCTTCCAGCTTTTTGACCTCGGCGGAGGATTCTTCATACTCCTGCGCCAGCGCGTCCATATTCGCTTTGGCGGCAATGGTCGCAGAATCGGACTCTCCCAGCTCGCGGGAGAACCGTTCGTATTGCTTGGTGGCCTCGCAGACCTGCTTTTTGAGATCTGCATGTTTCTGCCGGGCCTTTTCCAAGGATTCCGTCAGCTTGCTCTGCCGGGTATTGCAGTTCTCCAGCTTTTTATTGGCTGCTTCCAGCGCCTTCTGGTACTGGGAAACAGCCCGCTGCTGGAGCGTCAATTTCTGCTGGAGGGAGGATAGCTTTGACTGCGCACCGGAGATGGATTTCTCAAAGCCGTCTACACCAGCGGCAGCGCGCTTGAATTCGCTCTCTGCCTCTTGAATCTGCTTGTTTATGGACGTCAGATTGCGCGAGAAATTATCTCCGTCCAGCGAAAGCGACACAACAAGGTCGCGTAATACTTCGCTCATTATGCCGCCTCCAATTTATTTGAGATCGGGCCACACCTGATCGATGTAAGCCCGTTTGGGTTCTTTCTTTTTCTGTTCGCGCCGGGCGTCCCACGCCCGAATACGCAAAAAGCCCAGCATGTCCATCCGGTCGATGTCATCAAATCGCCAGCCGGATTCCATGAGGGCGTTATAAGTGGAGTAGATATAGTCGGGCAGCGTCAGGATTCCTGAGTCGGAGTCTCCTTCGCTGCCTTGGTAGGAAAATCGGAAAGCACGTCCGTAGCCTGCGCCTGCACGGCCATCAGGGCCAGCGCAATATCGTGCATGAGTCGGTCAACGGGATAGTTGTCCAGCACGTCATCCGGGGCAAACTGATTCTGGAACAGAATGCAGAACCAGCGAATCATGGTGTCCATGGCCTCGGAGATCGTGAACTTTGCATCCTCGGGGATACTCTGGCCCTTGGCGGCCAGTTCGGACAGATGCACCACCTTGGCGTACATCTGAGCGGCGGGTTCCAGTTCGCGCAGGGCGCGACCGGATACGAAGTCGATGTGGTATTTCTTATCACGCAGAGTGCAGGTGATCATGGACGCATCCTCCTAAATATAGATGAAGAAAGCCCGCCGAAACGAAAGCCTCGGCGGGCTGGTAATTAGGCAGCAGAGAAAGCAGGCTCGTAAACGGAGTCCAGGAACGTCTTGGCCTTTTCGGTGGTAAAGCCGTTCTGGCCCTCGTCGGCCACGGCCTGATAGCGACCGTCGCTGGTGCGCTTGATGGCCGTCCATTCGACCTCGCCGGTCTGGCGGGTAATGGTGGTGCCTTCCTTGGTGGCGTAATTCTCCGTGACGGGCTTGGCGCGTACCTTGTAGAGCCACACATAGCGATAGGTCTTGTCGGACTTTTCGCTCTGGAAGCCCACAGCAAAATAGCCGGGCTTATCGCCGGACGCACGAATCAGGACGCCATTATCGTCGATTTTGTTGGAGAAGATCATTTCCTGAATGGTCAGGGGCAGATCAGCGAGCTTGGTCTTGAAGGCCAGCTCAGGGTCGGGATAGAGAACGTCACCCTC